GGTGGTTGTGGCGGAGCTGGTGGTTCAGGAATAGTAATCGTAAAAGAATTAAATAAAGCAAGTGGTATGTGGTCAATGCAAAGTCAATATTCTGCTCGAAGAAATGATTCATGGCCAGATGGAAGTGTTTTAAGAAGTTTAGATGTTTATTATTTAGTAGTCGCTGGTGGTGGTGCTGGTGGTAGAGATAAAGGTGGTGGAGGTGGAGCTGGTGGATTTAGAACAAATTGGCCTGGTGGGTCAGTTCTTTCACTAACAGGACCTCAAACAATTCAAGTAGGAGCAGGTGGAACTGCAACTCCAGCCCCTTCAGGTGGACCAGTTGCTGGTGCAAGTGGAGAACCTTCGGTAATTGGAGTTGGTGGAACTGCATTTACTGCAACAGGTGGTGGAGGTGGAGGAACACCTTGCACATCAAATTCTCCTCCAACAGGAGCAGGAGCAGGTCATCCCGGAGGATCAGGGGGTGGTGTATCAGACATGAGAACTCAGCCTGGTCATAAAGGAGCAGGTAATACTCCTCCAACAAGTCCATCACAAGGAAATCCAGGAGGAATGGGAGTTGACTTTCCGCCATCAGGTGGTGGTGGAGGTGGAGGACATGGTGGAGCTGGATCTAACGCTACAACACCAGGAAGTGGACCAAGTCCATCTAACGCAGGTGGACCAGGTGGACCAGGAACAGCAAACAATATTACAGGTGCATGTGTGACTTACGCTGGTGGTGGCGGAGGTGGAATTACAGCAGGTAGTTCTGGTGCAGGTTCAGGAGGACCAGGAGGTGGTGGTGCTGGTAATACACCTGCAGGTGGAGGTACTGCTGGTACAGTTAATACAGGTGGTGGTGGAGGTGGTGGTGGATCACCTAACCAAGGCGGTGGTAATGGAGGCTCAGGTGTCGTGTATATGAGAGTACCGGGCCCAAGTGCACCTCCTTTCTTAGCAATTGCTCCAGGAACTAATACAATTACTACTCACCCTGGTGGTGATAAAATTATGACTTTTACAGTGGACGGAACATTAACCATTTAGTATATCTATTTCATGTCAGAAATAGATAGTCTGTTTCCCGTACCTATTTACAAAACTTTTTTATCAGAAGATTTATCTCGTGTTAAAAAACATATAATTAAATTATCTAAAAAACTTTCTTTAAATAGAAATACAATACTAAATGTAGACACGTCGCATAATGTTTATGATCTTGTTAATGATTCTTTTTTTGTTCCTCTTTTAAATGATTTTTTACTTCACTCTAGAACATTTTTAGTTGCTCTTGGATATGATAAACATTTTTTAGATAAGTGTTTTGTAGAAAGTTCTTGGTTTAATATTAGTTCTAAAACAGATAGTTTAGCTAAACATATACATCCAGGATCCATTGTTTCTGGAGCTTTTTATGTAGAATCTAGCCCTACTGATCATATATATTTTTATAGAACCGATGATATGATACTACCACCTAATAATCATAATAAATATTCTACTAAATATGTCTCTTATCCCTGCACTCCCAATCAATTAATATTATTTAAAAGTAATTTAAACCATAGTACAGGCGCACAAAAAGAAGGAAAAAAAATAGTAATCTCATTTAATATAGGGTATAAAAATTTATGAATTTACAAAATTATTTCTGGTACTTCCAATCTGCAATTCCAAATAGAATTTGTGATGATATTGTTCGATATGGTAAACAACTATCTGATCAAATGGCAGTTACTGGTGGTTATGGAGAGGCAAAAAAATTAAATAAAAAACAAATAAAAGATTTAAAAAAGAAAAGAGATTCTAATATTGTGTGGATGAGTGATAGATGGATTTACAAAGAAATACAGCCTTATGTCAATCAAGCAAACGCAAGTGCCGGCTGGAATTTTCAGTGGGACTGGTCAGAGGCTTGCCAGTTTACTAAATATAATAAAGGACAATATTATGATTGGCATTGTGATTCATGGGAAAATGCATACAATGCACCGAACACTCAATCGCATGGTAAAATAAGAAAGCTATCTGTAACAGTAACCTTATCTGATCCTAAAGAATATAAAGGGGGTGAATTAGAATTTGATTTTAGAAATCAAGATCCTGATAAAAAACCTAACATTAGGAAATGCACAGAAATATTACCTAAGGGTTCTTTAGTAGTATTCCCATCACATGTATGGCACAGAGTCTGTCCTATTAAAAAAGGATCGAGATATAGTTTAGTTATATGGAATTTAGGAAGGCCTTTTCAATGAAGAATAAAAAATTAAAACAAAAAAGAAGAAAAGAAAAAAAGAAAATAACTTTTCCACAAAACTTAAATAGAGACAACTTATTTAGTTGCCCTGTCTGGTATGCAGACGAACCAAAGTTTGTAGATAAATTAAATACAGCATCTGATTCTTATATTGAAATATCTAAAAAGAATTTAAAAAAAGATATTGATAAAAGGAATAAAGAATTTGGAGATAAAGGAGATATGGGTCATGTTTTTCATTCAACAACTTTATTAAATGATCCTAATTTTACAGAACTTACAAATTATATAGGAGCTACATCATATAATTTATTAAATGAAATGGGTTTTGATTTAACTAACTTTGAAGTATTTACTACCGAGTTATGGGTACAAGAATTTGCTAAAAATGGTGGAGGACACCATACATTACATACACATTGGAATGGTCATATTTCTGGTTTTTATTTTTTAAAAGCTAGTGACACAACATCTAGACCAATATTTGAAGACCCTAGAGCAGGCAATATGATGAATCTTTTACCTGAAAAAGATAGATCAAAAGTTACCTATGCCAGTTCTCAGATTAATTATACAGTTAAACCAGGAAGAATGATATTTTTTCCCTCTTACCTACCTCATCAATATATGGTAGATATGGGATATGAACCGTTTAGATTTATACATTGGAACTGCCAAGCTATACCGAAAGGAGTATTAAATGTCATTCAAAAATAATAAATATACAGTACTTAAACAAGCTATTTCACCTGAGTTAGCAAATTTTATTTATAAATATTTTTCTAATAAAAGAAGAGTAGCTAGATTATTATTTGATCAAAAATATATATCACCTTTTACTGAATATTGGGGAGTATGGAATGATGACCAAGTTCCCAATACATATTCTCATTATGCAGATTTAGCTATGGAAACATTATTAGAAGAAGTAAAACCTGTAATGGAAAAACATACAGGGTTAAAATTAAGTCCTACTTATACTTATGCACGAATATATAAAAAAGGAGATGAATTAAAAAGACATAAGGATAGATACTCGTGTGAAGTATCTACAACTTTAAATTTAGGGGGAGATCCTTGGCCTATTTATCTAGACCCAACAGGTAAAGTTGGTCAAGCTGGTATTAAAGTAGATTTAAAACCAGGCGATATGCTTATCTACTCTGGGTGTGATTTAGAACATTGGAGAGAAGAATTTACTGGTAAAAATTGTGGTCAAGTCTTTTTACACTACAATAAAAAAGGATCTAAAATGGCAAAAGAAAATGAAAACGACACTAGGCCATTTCTAGGTTTACCTAACTATTATAAAGGCTTTACTTTACCTAAAAAGTAATATATACAGCAATTTGGTGGAGGGATGATCCACCACAGATTCCCTCTGCCTAAAAGCTTTTGTTACAAGGGTTTAAAGGTTCAAAATTTTAAGTTATAATTAATATTATGGCACTAGCAAAAGTACAATTAATTCCTGGATTTGATAAACAAGTAACTGAAACCGGTGCTGAAGGACGATGGACCGGGGGCCAGTATGTTAGATTTAGATATGGATTACCAGAAAAAGTAGGAGGATGGGCTCAATTAGGAGCTGATTCTTTAGTAGGGGTAGCACGAGATCAACATACTTGGTTTGATTTATCAGGCAACCGATACGCTGCTATTGGTACAGATAAAATTTTATATATTTATTATGAAGGAAGTTTTTATGACATTCATCCTTTAAATGCTTCTTTACAACAATCAGGAATGACTAATTGTTTTACAACTAGTTCAGCTTCTAATATAGTAACGGTTACATGTACGGGAAGTCATAGTTTAAGCGTAGGAGATTTAGTAGTATTTTCCAATGTAAGTTTAATTCCAGGAACTTCAAGTTTTACAGATTCTGATTTTGAAAAGACTTTTGAAGTAAAAAGTACTCCTACTACCACTACTTTTACTATTCAAATGGCTGCTAACGAAACAGGAACAGCCTTTTCAACTACTGGAACCGCAACCTTAGACGTTTATTACGTTGTAGGACCAGCGTTTCAATTACCTGGTTATGGATTTGGTACAGGACAATTTGGAGGTACAACTACTACTGCCACAACTACTATTAATAATAGTGGTACATTTGCGTCAGGAGCTACTACCGTTGTTTTAGCCTCGTCTGCTTCAATGCCTGCTACTGGAACTCTATTAATTGGAAGTGGATCTACCGCAGAATTAATTACTTATACATCTAATAATACTTCAACTAATACTATTTCAGGGATATCAAGAGGACAAGGAGGAACAAGCGATGTTACTCATGCTGATGGTAGTACAGTTCAAGATGCTACTAATTATACAGGGTGGGGATCGAATACCGCTGCTGGAGTAATTATAGATCCTGGACAATGGAAACTTACAAACTATGGTCAAAAACTTATAGCTTTAATCTATAATAGTGTAGTTGTAGAATGGGATCCTTCAGCTGCAGGTGCTATTTCAAATCCAAATAGAGCTACATTAGTTACTAATGCACCTACGGCATCGAGAGATATGTTAGTATCTACACCTGATAGACACTTATGTTTTTTTGGAACTGAAACAACTATAGGAACAACTTCTTCTCAAGATGATATGTTTATTAGATTCTCCGATCAAGAAGATATCAATGACTATACTCCTACGGCAACTAACACAGCTGGTACACAAAGACTTGCTGATGGATCTAAAATAATAGGTACCTTAAGAGGAAGAAATGGTAACTATATTTGGACTGATACAGCTATGTTTACCATGAGATTTATTGGGGCTCCTTTTACATTTGGTTTTGAACAAGTAGGAACTAATTGTGGTTTAATTGCTCAGCATGCAGCTATTGAAGTAGATGGTATTATTTATTGGATGTCCGAAGATAGTTTCTTTTATTTTGATGGAGCATCAGTTAAAAAATTACCATGCTTGGTAGAAGATTATGTTTTTGGAGATATAAATAATGACGCCGAATTAATTGTACATGCAGGAGTTAATGATAAATTTAATGAAATTACATGGTTTTATCCTAGCGAAAGTTCTACTTCTATTGATAGATCGGTAACTTATAACACTAGAGATTCTCAAAATATTCCAGGTGGAGTATGGACTACAAATGCAGGAACTTTAATGAAACGAACAACTTGGGTGGATCAAGGTGTTTATGGTAAACCTTATTCCACTGCATACGATTCTTCAGAAACTCCAACTCAAGGAAGTATTTCTGGAATATCCGCAGGAGCGACTACTTACTACGAACACGAAACAGGCAACGATCAAGTTAAAACTAATGGGACTACTACAGCTATTCCAGCTCAAATAGAATCAGGAGACTTTGATATTGATAAAGAAGGAAGTGGAGAATATATGATGCGTATTTCAAGATTCATTCCTGATTTTAAAAATCAAACTGGAGATGCACAAGTAACTATTTTTCTTAGAGACTTTCCCTCGGACACACGAGCGTCGTCGGCCAGTGGTCCTTTAATAACAGGTCCGTTTACAGTAACTACAAGTACTAAACAAGTGTTCTGTAGATCTAGAGGAAGAGCTGCATCTTTTAAAATAGCTAATACTGGAACAGGACAAACATGGAGATTTGGTACTTTTAGAGCGGATATACAAGTAGGGGGAAGAAGATAATGGCAAAGATTACTCAAATTGTTTCTCAAGCAACTCCCCAATACGAACCAGCTAATTTAAATCAATTTGGCAGAGATATTAATAATATTATACAAACTCTTAATACTACTTATCCCCAAGATATAAAGGAAGAAACTGAATCAGTGTCTTATTTCTTAAACGATTAATGGCCAAAAAGAAAAAAAGTCAATTTGGAACAGCATGGTTTGAAAGAGAAAAACCTAGAAAAAGACCAGGCAGGCATAAAAAAAGACTTAACAAAAGTCAAAAACGTATGTATAAGAAATACAACCGACAAGGTAGATAATGGCAAATAAATTTATTAATGCTCAATTCAGTTTAACAACTACAAATCCAGTAGCTGTTTATACTTGCCCCGCTGAAACAGTGGCTATGATTAAAAGTATTCAATCTTATAATTCAAGTAGTGGCACAGTAAGTGTTC